CGGGTCTCGCGCGCCTTGGCCGCCTGTTCGGTTTCCCCGCGCGCGGCGCGCAGCCGGCCGATGAGATCGTCCGTCTCGCGCTCCAGCTCGCGCGTCGCGTCGGCCGCGTCGCCCGTGTTGGCCGCGAGCAGCGCCATGCCCCCGGCGACGGCCGTGATCGTCGCGCCGATCGGGCCGCCGAAGAAGCCCATGGCGGCGTCCAGCGCCATGGATGCCGTGCGGGCGGCCTTCGCCCGGGCGGTCAGGCCCGCGAGCTCGCCGGACACGCGCGCGATCCGGCCGGCCAGGCCCGTGCCCTCGCGCGCGCTGCCGATCCGGCGGCCGGCGAGCACGGCCCCGATCGTGGTCCCGGCGGCCAGGGCGTTGTTGGCGAGGGTGTCGAAATTGCGGGCAACCGAGGTGATCGCGCCGGCGATGCGCTCGGTCGCCGAGACCGAATCGTCCGCCGTGCCGATGTAGCGCTGGACGGCGTTGGACAGGGTGGTGAACGCCGCCGAGATCGTCGTCTGAACCCCGCCAAAGGTCTCGTCCAGCCGGTCCGCCTGCGCGATGATGGCGTCGAACAGGTCCTTCGACGACACCGCCCCGGCGTCGACCATGTTCTTCAGCTCCCCGCGCGTGCGGTCGAATTCCCGCGCGATCGCCTTCGCGAGCGCGGGCATCTGGTCGAGGATGGAATTGAACTCTTCGGCCTGCACCCGGCCGGCGCTGAGTGCCTGTGAAAGCTGGACGATGGCGGACCGCGCTTCACGCGCGCTGCTGCCCGAGATCCGCGCGCTCTGGTTGATCGCGCGGGTGGCCGCGAGCAGCTCGCGCTGCGTCGCGCCCAGCACCTCGCCGGCGCGCGCCATCTTGCTGTACAGCTCAACCGTGGTGCCGAACGCCGCGCGCGTCTCCTGCGCGATCCGAAAAAGCTCGCGCTGCGCCTGTGCCTGTTCGCGCGCGCCGTCCGTGGCCAGCCGGAGCTTGGACTCGGCGTTCGTCCACGCGTCGGCGTATTGCTGGATCTGCCGGACGAGGAGCGCGCCGCCCAGGGCCTGGAGGGTGTCGCGCACGGTCTGGCCGGTGGCGTCCACGTGCTGGAGCCGGCCGTCCAGCCGGTCCGCGCCGGCGGCGGCGCGCTCGGCGCCGCGCTCGGCCCGGCCGTAGGCGCGGCGCAGCTCCGCCACGGCCTGGGCATGCTGGCTCGCCGAGATCCGCCCGGCGTCCAGGGACGCCTGGAGCCGGGCTTCCGCCTGCTGGAGCACCTGGGCGTCGCGCGCGGCCGCGCGCTCGGCGTTGGCCGTCCCGCGCAGCGCCCGGGCGGCGGCCTGGGACGCCTCGGTTTGCGCCGCCAGCGCCTTCGCCGTGGCGCGGTTCGCGGTGCGCAGCCCGGCGATCTCGCCGCGCACCGAATCCGCCTCGACGCCCAGACGCTGAAAGCTCTGCGCGTTCGTGCGCGCGCGCCGGCCCGCCCCGGCCAGGGCGTCGGCGGCGGCGGTGGCCGCGCGGCCGGCGCCGTCGAGCAGCGGAACCGTCCGGTCCAGGCCGTCGGCGGCCGCGCGCGCACCGCGGTCCAGCGCCTGGCCAGCCGCGGCGAGGTCCCGGATGCGCGGGCCGGCCCGGCCGGCGATCGCGTCCAGCCCGTCGATGACCCGGCGCGCCCGCCGCGCGCCGTCGGCGCCCTCGCGGGCGCCGCGTCCCGCCTCCCGCGCCGCGGCCGCCACGTCGCGGATGCGCCGGCCGGCCGCACGCGCAAGCGTCCCGGCGGTGTTGATGGCCCGCCCGGCGCCCCGGACCGCGCGGTCCGCGTCCTCGGCCTCGGTGCGGACTTGATCGAGTTGCCCGCCCGCGCGCTTGACCTCGCCGACGAAGCCGCTCGCGTCGGCGCGCAGGGTGATCCCGACGACCTGGTCCGTCACCGTCTCACCCCGTGCCGGATTTGCGCCGCCGGCGCTCGTGCGCCTGCTTGACCTGGCGCTGAAGGATGGGCAGCGCCTCGGCCTCCATGATGCGCACCTTGTCCAGGATCGCCGGGCGGTGCTTTTTCTTGATCCCGCGCAGGTCGACCACGGCCGCCAGGGCCGAATAGTCCAGGCCCTGGGGCATCGGCGGATCGCCGGTGGTGCGCCATTGGGTGCTCATCGCCGCGAAGCACCGCACGGCCTCCCGGTTCCAGGGGGCGATCTCGACGCCGCCGGCCTCGGGCCGCCGCGCGCGCTGGGCGGTGCGCACGGCCGCCGGCGCGCCGGCGCGGTTCAGTTGCTGCTCGAGCGTGCCGGACTGCGCTTGCCCGCTTTCTTGCTCCGGCGATTGCCGCGGCCGCCGGCCCCGGCCGTCCGCCCACGCTCGGGCGGCGGCGCGGAGTTTTTTGCCGACGCCTCTTGGGACAGGCAGACCTCGGAGAGCGCCCGCCAGATCGCCGGCCGCGCCGCTTCGTGGGCGACGAAATTGCCCTTTGACTCGCCGTCGCACGGGATGGGCTCGACCCGGCCGTCGTCGCGTTGCTGGGCGACGCCGTCCCAGTCCTCGACCATCTCCAGGAGCGGATCGTCCGCGGTGCCCCACGCCTCGGTCTCCAGCTCGCGCGCCTCGGCGTCCGCGTCGTCCAGGCGCTGGGCGGTGAGGTAGGGCAGCTTGAGCTTGACGCGGTGGTTGACGATCTCGCCGCCGTCGGCCGGAAAGCCGATGTCCACCGGCCACCACACGGACGGCCTTTTGTTGAGGATGAACGGGCCCGCGCCGCCGCTGGCCCCGGCGTCGGTGTCGCTGTCGGTCTCGGTGTCGGTCATGGTTTGAAACTCCGTTGAAAGCGCCTTTCACGCGTCCTCGGCGACCCCGCTCGGCGACCCGGCGGCGTGCCGGTGGCACGCCGCCTTACCTGAGGTGAATCGCGAATTCGTCGTCGCCGGACTCGGGCAGCAGCCGGACGTCCATCTGCATCTGCGCCACGCCGTCGTCGTCGGCCGAGATCTGCGGGTTGCGCAGCTCCGCGCGCGGCGCCTCCAGGATCGTGATCTCCCCGCGCCGCGTGCCGTGGACCACCGAGAGTGGCACGCGCGCGCGCGAGGCGGCGATCTCGGACCAGAAGTCGCGCTCGGCGACCGTGGGCGCCTGGATGGTCACGGAGCCCGACGGATCGCGGCTCGGCTTGACGACCTTTTCCTGGTTGACCTTGCTCCGAAGGCTCGCCTGGCCGGTGAGGCTGTCGACAGACAGGGAGTCCGCCACGTATTCCGCGCCGTCGATGCGGAAGGACGGCGTGCGCACGTACTCCACCGGGCGCGGATCCAGGAACAGCGACCAGTCGGGCGTGGGCGGGGCTTGCGTGGTGGCGCCGCCGACCAGGCCCACCATGCTGACGGGCAGGTTCAGGTAGTCGTTGGCGGACAGGTTGAACCCGAGCCCGCCGCGCGTGCCCGGCATGGGGTGGAGGTCCCGGGACAGGAACGCCTGCCAATACGCCGCGTCCGGGTTGCGCGTGACCGGGGTGTAGCTCGCGCCCGGCGCGCGCAGCGCGATGGTGAAGCTGTCGCCGGCGGCGAAATTGCTGGTGATCGTGGGCTCGATCTCGGCCCCGTCGATCAGCGGGAAGGCCGCGCCGTCGGTCATCACCTGGCCGGTGCGCTCGATCTTGGGCAGGTGCCACATGGCCGGCGCGGACACCGTGAACGTCGCCGTGCCCGAGCCGCCGCCGGTGGTGCAGGTGAGCGTGACCGTGCGGTTCAGCACGCCTTGGTACGGCGATTCCTGGGTGTGCGTGAACGCGCCCGACGGGCTGCCCTGGGGCTGGGCCGACGTGGCCACGGTCGAGATCGGCGGCGTGAGCGTCTCCGCCAGGCCGCATGCGCGGAACACGGCCGAGAACGGCGGCGGCGCGCCGGCGTCCAGGCGGTCCGGGCCGATCATGTGCGCGTCGATCGTGGCGGACAGCTCCACCCGGCGCTTGACTAGGTCGGACGGGTTGGCGCCCAGGAAGCCGCGCGAGACCTCGCGCTCGACCGTCTCGCCGGCGAGCGGCGTGACCTCGACGTCCTTGAGCTCCAGGGCGGTCGGGGCGAACGGCGTCGGCTGGCAGCCGTAGACCGCCTCGCGCTGGGCGAACACCAGGAGCTCGCGGAAGAACATGCCGTCCTGGTTGATGGGCGCATTCGAATTGGTCGCCATGCCTGCCTCCCGTTAGGACCCGCTGCCGCCGCCGCCCGAGCCGGAGCCGCCGGACGATCCGCTGCCCGAGCCGGAGCCCGATCCGCTGCCGGAGCCCGATCCGCTGCCGGAGCCGCTTCCGGAGCCGGACCCCGAGCCCGAGCCCGAGCCGCCGCTGTCGCCGCCGGAGCCGGAGCCCGAGCCCGAGCCGCCGCTGTCGCCGCCGGACCCGGAGCCCGACCCGCCGCTTTCGGGCGGCCGCTCGCCGCGCTCGCGCGTGGGCGGCTCGATCTGCTCGACGGTGCCGTCGGGCCGGACGCCGTAGCGTCCGCCCGCCGGCCGCGCTTGGACGGTCATGGCGTGCCTCCGGGATCGGTTGTGCGGAGCAATTCGGTGGTGGTGAACTCGGCGAGCCAGAACACCGCGCCCTGCTGGAAGCCGGCGACGCGCCCGCGCCGGTAGGCCAGCGGCGCCGCGCGGTCCGTGGGCGGCCAGCCGGTGAGATCGTCGCGCACCCGGTCGGCGAGCGGCTTGACCTGGTCGAGCGCCTTGTCGCCGCGGGCGTCGTTGCGCGCGCCCACGATGAGCACGACGCCGATCGTCTGGGTGAGTTGCTGGCGGTGCGCGCCGGCGCCGTGGCGCTGTCCGCCGGCGGTTTCGTCCATGGGCACCACGAACGCCGCCGGGAGCTGATGGCCCTGCGGCACGCGCCCGGATTGCTGGAGCTCGGCGAAGGACACGGCCGCCGCGACGCGCTTGAACGGGTCCATTGCCGTGAGCCGGTCCTCGATCGCGTCCATCATGCCCCGAACGCCTCCCGGACGTGGTCGCTGACGATGTTGGCGATCTCGGCTTCGTCCGCGTCCGAGATGCCGATGAAGGGCCGCGGCGGGATCTCGACCCTTTGCGCCAACACCGGCTCCCCGCCGGCGCCGGTGAAGGCGAGCGCGGTGGCGCTGTCCGGGGTGATCGTGGCGCCGAATTGGTGAACGGCGGCGTAGACGACGTTCGTGCCCACGGTGACCGCGTTCGGGCCCGGATCGTGCGTGATGAAGTCCCGCAGCCGGCCGCTGTCCACGAGCGTCCGGCCGCCCTGGCGCCGCGCGCGGTCGGAGACCGGCCAGGGCGTGCCGTCGGGACCGACGCCGCGCTCGAAGCGGTCCTGGGTGCTCGCGACCAGCATCCCGCCGATCTCGTCCATGACCGGCGTGAGGTCGTCGCCCAGCGCCTGGAGCCGGGCGAGGCTCCGCACCACGGGATCGGCGTCGATGTGGACGGTCGTGCTCACGGTCATCAGAAGCCCTTCAGGCTGGATCGGGCGAACGTCCGCTCGGCGGACTCCACGAGCGCCTCGCCCATGCCGGCGGGCTCGTCCGCCGGATCGGCGTCGGGATCGAGGACCATCTCGCCCTTGGCGATCGCCGCCAGCCGCGCGATGGCGTCGTTGTAGAGGCGCTCGGTGCCCTCCGGGACGTCGCCGGTGTGCAGGGCGCGGAACGCGATCGCGGTGGCGAGCGGGCGCAGGACCGTGGGCACGCGCGCGAGCGGCAGGCGGTAGCGCCGCTGGAGGTAGCCGTCGATCACCCCGTGCGCGTCCGCCAGGGCCTGGTCGATCACCGCGCGGTCGGGCGTGCCGTCGCCGTCGCGGTCGGCGAGCTCGACCAACAGGTCCCGGCCGAAGCGCGTCTCCAGGTCCCCGGCGGTGGCGTAGACGGTGGTCACGCGTGCCTCCAATGGACGGCGGTGTCGGGGATGGTTGCGGGGGCCGGACTCGAACCGGCGACCTCCGGGGTATGAACCCGGCGCGCTGCCGTCTGCGTCACCCCGCCCCCGGGACCGGCGCTAGCCGGCCTGTTGCCCCTGGTTGCCCTTGCCCTGGCCGCCCTTGCCGTTGTCTTGGCCCGACTGGCCTTGGCCGTCCTGGCCCTGGCCGCCGTCGTCCTGAACGACCAGGTTCGGCTCGGCCTTGAGCGCCGCGATCTGGTCGTCGGTGAAGCGGCCCGCCGGGACGGTGGTCGCCTCGGCCGGCCAGCGCCGGCCGCAGCGGCGGAAGCCGCCGGGCGGGCGCGCGGTGACGGTGAGCTGACGATCGGCCATGGCTTAACCCTCCAGCCACGGCACGACGGTGAGGTTCGCCGTGCCCTTGTAGACGTTGGTCGCCCCGGCGCTGTCGCGCTCGGCGTTGAGGATCTCCAGCGCCTGGCTCTCCAGCGACGGCGGCACCACCAGGCGGCGCGGGCGCAGCCCGAGGGGGCGGCCGTAATCGCCCTTGACGCCCATCAGGTGCTGGCGCGCCGTGGCGTAGTTGGTCTTGTCCAGGGGCTGCTTGCTGCCCCACGCGAACTGCCAGAAGCCGAAGCCGGCGTTCATGCGCCCGTGGGTGCCGTACTTGAACACGCCCCGCTCGAAGACGTTCTCGTCCTCCGGCCGATCCTTGCGGACGAGGTCGAAGTCCTTGCGCACCTGGTAGAGCAGTGGCTTCAAGGCGCGGCCGTCGTCGATGAGGAACCACGGGGCGTTCGAGCCGCCGTCGGTGTTGGCGACCGAGACCTCCTCGCCCATGGAATCGAGCACCGGGTGGTCGGTGTCGAAGAAATACTGGCCGTCGTAGCACGCCGTATCGAAGCCGGCGGTGAGCAGGCCGAACAGGAGCTCGTCCGGGAACGCGCCGGCGGCCTGGCCCATCTGCTGCATCATGGGCGCGTAGAGGCCGTACTGGTCGTCCTCGATGTCGTTGCGCGAGACCGCGACGGTCTGTTCCCAGTCCTCGTTGGTGATCGTGTAGCTGTGCGCCGCGAGCCCATGGACGTGGCGGTCGCCCAGCCACTTGCGCACGCCCGGGATCTTGCCCAGCCAGCCGTAGATCTCCTGCTTGGTGGTGGACGGCATGCGCGTGGCCACGACCGACCACTGGCTGGGCGCCTGGCCGAGGCCGCGCTGGAACGCCGCGTTGAAGGCGTTGAAGACGATGTTGAGGTTCTGCGGGGTGATCTGCATGGCGCGCGGTCCTTACGCGAACGTGACCCAGACGCCGACGTCGTCGACGTCGAAGATGGTGCCGGCCGTCGCCGACCCGCCGGTGCCCACGGTCTGGTCGTCGACGATGGTCGCGGGCTGGCCGATGTGCGTGCGGTCGATCGAGCCGTCGTTGGCGTAGCCGAACGTGCCCGTGACGATCTCCACGTGTTCCGCGCCGTCGCCGAGCCCGGTGGTGTCGACGTGCCGCTCCACCCGGCCGAGGCCGCGCAGGCCCGACGCGTTCGTGGCGCGCACGGCGTAGCCGGTGTTGGTGTCGATCGCCCCGATCGCGCCCGGGTGGAAGACGTGGCCGCCGGCCGCGGGGACGCTGCGCGTGTTGGCGCTGCGCTCCGGGGTGCGGCGGGGCCCGGTGAGCGCGGTCATGGCGTGCCTCCCGCGGCCGCGCCGCCGTCACCGCCGGCGCGCGCCCGCTTGCACGTGAGATATTCGTCCTCGGACAGGTTCATCTGCGCGCAAACCTGTTTCTCGGTGTGCGTGAGCGTCGTGGCCGCGTCGCCGGCGGGCTGGCCGCCGGGCACGACGTCGCCGCTCGCCAGCACCGCCGGCTGGTTGGCGACGAACTGGTCGAAGCCCCGCGGGTCGCGGCTCGCGTAGGTGATCGCCCAGTCCCGGTTGGCGGGCGTGACCTTGCCCGCCTCGATCGCGGCGTCGGCGCGCTGGGTCGCCGCGGCCGTGGTTTGGGCGGTCTCCAGGGCGGACAGGCGCTGGGCGAGCTGGTCGTGTTGATCGCGCGGGACGTAGCGCGCCGGGTCCGGCGCCTGGCTCGCGCTGTTGGCCGCCGTGGCGAGCTCGCCGGCCTTGGCGGCGACGGTCTCGGCGCCGGCGTCCTGGCCGAGCCCGAGCGCCTGGGCGACCTTGGGCACGGCGTTCGCCGACGCCTGGACGCTGGCGGCCGTTTGCGCGATCCGCGCCGGATCGTCGTCCGGCCGGTGGCCGAGCGTCCCGGCGATCCGTTGCAGGTGGTCGCGCGCCGCGGCGGCCGATTTCGCCGCCTGGAGCACGGCGTCGTCGCCGGCGTCGGCCGCGAGGCCGAGCGCCTGGCGGAGCTGGGCGAGGTCCATGGTGCCTCCGTCGTCGCGGGTGGGGTCGTCCAGGGTGGCGCCGTCGCGCGCGGCGACGGCCGTGAGATCGAGGTTCGGGGTGTTGGTCAGGGACGCGCGCAGCACGGCGACGACGTCCGCGCCGCCCTTGCGGTGGGCGAACACGGGCGAGAGGAAGCGGTACTCGCGCCCGGCGATGGCCTGGCGCGCGCGCTCGGTCCATTCCACGCGCGCCCAAACGCCGTCGTCGCGCTCCTGGAACTCGACGATCCAGCCGGCCGCGGGCGCGGTGCCGCCCACGCCGGGCCTGGCGGCGAAGTCGGACTGGTGGTCGTAGTCGATGGGCAGCTTGCCGTCGGGCGATTGCTTGCGGCTGGCCTCGATCACCCGGGCGGCGTCGCTGAGCGTCCACGGCCCGCGCCCGTCGCGCCCCGTGAACCGGCCGGCGGGCAGGAGATGCACCCATTCGGGCGCATCGCCCGCACCGGCCAGCTCGGCCGCGTGGACGGCCCGGGGGAGATCGGCGATGGCGGGGTCGGCAGGGGGCATGGGCGGTTCGGGCCTTCAGGTGTTCGCCATCGGCGCGAGCGCGACGGTCCCGCCGTGATTCCGCCGGACGACGAGGAGCGCGCCGCCGCCGTCGCCGTCGGTGTCCGCATTGACGAGGAGCATGTCGCCGACGCGGAGCATCTCCTCGGCGGCGTCGAAGTAGCCGTCGCGAAGCACGGTCTCGCCGTCGTCGGGCGTGGTGTAGTGCCAGAGCGTGAAGCCGTTGGCGTAGGCCAGGACGCTCAGGTTGCGGGCTTGGAAGGCCATCGGGGCGTGTCCGCTGCGTCGTTGATCGGGGGCGGCGTTGGCCGGTTGTCCCGGCCGCCGATGTACGCGACGCTAGACCCCGTTGGCGCCGGTCACCCATGGCGACACCTGTCGCCGTGCCCCGTCCGCGCCCCGCGTGGCCGGCGCCGGACCCGCCGACACCTGGCCACACCCGGCCGGCGCCGGCACGACATGTCCGGGCCCGCCCGCGCACGCGCGCGTTAAAACGGGTTTTAAAACGCTGTGATGGGGTCGGCCGCGATGGGCGGGGGTTGCGTCGGGCCGCGCGCTTCGGGCGATTTGTAGCCAGTCTGCGGCGCCGCCAATGTGGTTGTCCGCGAGGATGGCAGAGATGCGGCGCCCGCCCGCACCCCAGCCGCCTTGAAAAACGACCCAGAACGTTTAGGCAGGCCCATCGCCGACAACACGAAGCGTCGGTTTCGTCGGGCGCTGCAGACCCTCGTTCTGTTCCACCTGCCCGTCCATAAGGCCGAAGACCAAGTTTTCCAGCTCACCCAAGGGCAGTCCAAGTTCGCTCGCGAGGGCGTGCTTCGTAAAGCGTGAACGCCAGAGGTCGCGGAATATCTTGTCCCACACGATAGAACGTTCCCGGGGCATGGGGGACGGCTCGCTACGGCGGTAGCCAGCCTTGTTTGCCTGGATACAAAGCCGCCGGTAGACGCTCTCGGATATGACGCCGAGCTTATGCAGCCGATACGTCAACGCCATCGCGGAAACGCCCCAACGGCGTTTGGCACGAACCACTTGCGAAAGCGAGGTCACATAGGGAACCTGAGCCAAAACATCATTTCGGGGCATTAAAAATTCAGACGCAAATCTGTTCGCATCAGCTTCTACGTCGTGACGGCCATTGGTGCCGCCGTGCGAATGCAGGACAAGGTGGCCAAGCTCGTGTGCGGCGTCGAATCGTTGGTGCTCGGTCGTTTTGAAGGTGTTGAGAAAGATATACGGCACATTCGCGCGCCAACACGAAAAGGCATCGACGGTTCGGGTTTCCTCGGCCAAAGAAAAAACCCGAACGCCCTTGGCTTCCAAAACTTTGATGACGTGACCAATAGGCTTTTCGCCCAGCGCCCAGGCTTCACGCACGGCCCGTGCGGCGGCTTCCGGCTCATGCTGGTCCCGCACCGCGCGCACATCGAGCGCGGGGCGGTCGAACCGCTCCGCTATCCAATCATCGAAGAGGAATGCCAACTGTCCGGCCGCAAGCGCCGCATCCCGCTCCCGCGCCGTCATTGCGGACAGACTTCGGAAGCTCGCCGCCTCAGAGGGCAATTGCTCAATATCGCCGCCCTGGAAAAAGGACGTCGGATAGGCGAGAGCCCGCCCCAGCTCTTCGACAGTTCGCGGCTCCGGCTCCACATGTCCCTTTTCGATCCTGGACAGGTTGACGGCGCTCAAACCAGCCCGCTCCGCCAGACTCTTGGCGGTCAGCTTCCGGCGTTTGCGGGCAAGAACGAGCTTTGCGGGGTTAAACATCCGATTCCTGTTTGCGGCTCACTTCCGGTTCGAACATTTCGTCGTCACGATCGGGCGCGGGGCTCCGATTCATATCCGGCGATCCATCCCAATCCTCGGCCGTGATGATGAAGATCCTTTCAATTTCCTTTTTGAACTGGCCGCCCTCAAGATCCGTGAAGCGCGACAGCTCGGCGTAGCCATCCTCCGATACGCAAAGGAACCAGACTTGACAAGCACGCGACGCTTGCGCCAAGCGGACTCGCTCCTCGCGCTCCTTGTCCATATCTTCGAAAAAGTATGGCTGGTCCTCATCCAGAACCCGCTCGACGGCCGGTCGCTTCCTCATGGAAATAGGCTTGGGCTTTCGGTTCGTTTGCGTCGCTGTGTCCACGTTCTGGAAAATGATCTTGATGCCGAGGTCTTCGTTGACGACCGGATATATGCCCTTCTCGCGCGGCCTGTCCCATTCCTTTCTTCGAAAAACCTGACCGAGCATCATGACACCTTCGTGGTAGGCATAGGTCCCGGCCGCGCTGTCGGCGTGGTTCGGATTAACGCCATTTCGCCCCTGTAGCGCTGCCAGGACGATTTCCCAGATTTCGTGCTTGTCGGTTCTAAAATCCGCAAGTCGGTCGGCCACCGCGTTGGGCTCGCTGTGAATGATGGGTTCCGCCACAGCGTCTCTCCGTGTTGATTTTCGACGAGACGATCGTCCTTGAAAAAATTAACACGGTCAAGAGTCCCATAGACCAAAGCTTGAACGTCGGGATGCCGCAAACTGGATCACCACGCGAACGCGCGCGGTTTCCTCGCGCGCGAGGGCGAGCCGCGCGTCCAGGCGCTTGACCCGCCGACGGTAAGCCAGCCACGCGGCCCAACCGCGCCAGGCGACCAGGATCGCGGCCAGACCAACAATGGTCATCGCGGTGGTCATTGCGTTCGCCGATCCTCGTCCTTGATGTAGCGCGCCGCCTCGCCCATTATCGCTGGTGTCAGCCGGCGCCGATGGGTCCGCATGCCCTTGGCGAACTAAGGACGCCGGCGATCCGGGCGGCGATGCGGCGCCCGCCCGCTAATCCCCGTTACCGTCGGTCCCGCCGCCCCGGCGGTAGGCGAGCGTCCCGCCGCGCGAACGCCCCAGCCGGCGGTCGGTCGGATCGAACATCGTGATGCCGGTCCAGCCGTCCTTGCCCACGTCGAACAGCGTGAACACGTTGCGCGTCCGCCCGTCGACGTCGAAGCGGGCGAGATAGCGCCGGGTGAGCGTCGGGCGCGCCGGTTTGCCCCCCTCCCGGTCGGGATGTTCCTCCCAGATCCACCAGATTTCGTCCGGCTCCCGGATGGCCTCCGCCAGCAGCGGGAGCATGCGCTCGCGGCCCTGTTTCCGGATTTTCCACGTCCCGGCGGCGGTCTGGAACAGGCGCTCGCTGATGACCACCGGCTCGCCCAGCTTGTCCGTGAACACCGCCGGCTTGCCCACGCTGGCGCCGAACTCTGAAAGGAAGCGCTCGGCGAGCTCGGCGTCGGACAAGTCGTCGGGGTTGGATATGATCCGGTCCGCCGGCACCCGGCGCGGCGCCGGCATGTCGCCCACGTCCACGGGCGGCGATTCCACGGGCACCGGCGGCGTGTCGTCGCGCGGCGGCGGCGCCAGCGCGCGCATGGACGCCTTGCCGGGGTTGTGCGCGAAGCCGGGGTCGATGCCCTGCGGCACCTGGGTGCGCTCGCCGGTGCGCGGGTTGAGATAGCTGCGCGGCGGCGTGGTCGGCGCCTTTTCCGTGACCGCATAGCCGAACCGGTCCAGGTCGCGCTTGGAGAGCTGGACGGCGATGCACCGGCAGTTCCACCCATTCGGCGGATAGTAGCGGGTCCAGAACTCGTGGGAGACCGGCAGCACGGTGCCGTGCCACGCGCGGTGTTGGGGGCGCGTGCGGTTGTCCAGGACGGCGACGTAGCGCAGGTAGGGGCGCCGGTCCTTGGTCCGCTGGATCCGGCGCCAGCGCCCGGCCGCCTGGGCCGTGCGCAGGTTGACGTTGTAGATGGTCTTCAGCCGGCGCGGCGAGCCGAGCCGGACGGTGCGCGTCTCGCCGGTCTTGGGGTCGGTTTGCTCGGCCTTGCCCCACCAGCCCTTTTCGCGCAGGACCGGCTCCAGCTCGTCGCGGAACTGCTGGAACGTCTTGCCGTCGGCGAGCGCCGAATCCGCGGCGCGGCGGATGTCGGCGAGGATGTCGTAACGCATCGCCTTGGCGACGGTGAACCCGCTGGCGTGCTCGTCCTGCCAGACGTCGCGGTGGTCGAAGCCGACCGTGAAGCCCTTGGCGCGGAAGAAATCCACCGCCTCGCGCGGCGGCAGCGGCTCCAGCGCGACCTTATCCGCCATCGCCGCCGCTCGCCCCCTCGCCATCGCTCGCGTCGCCGCCGGCGTCGCGGCGCGTGAGCTCGCGCGCCTCGGTGGCCGACAGCGGCGCCTCCACCTCGCCGGCCAGCCGCGCCTGATAGCGCGCTTGCGCCAGCCGGCGGGTCATGGGCCCGGCGTCCATGCGCTCGAGGAGTGCCGGCAGTTGGTCGCGGAACGCCTCCAGGCTGTCCGCCTGGTCGGCCGCGTCGAGGATGGGCCGGATGACCGGTTCCATGTCGGCTTCCCAGCCGTCGCCGGCGAGCATGGTTTCCAGCAGCCCGTCCAGGGAATCGCTGTCCTCGTAACTGAGCGAGCCTTCGCCGCCCGCCGCCTGCGCCGCCGTCTTCGTCTCCCCGCCCGAGCCGGACGCGAAGCCGCCGCCGGACCCGCCGCTGGCGTCGGTCTCGCGTGCGCCCGCCGGCGGCCGGCCGGGCAGGACGTCCGATTCGTCGTCCGGCTCGCGCAGGCCGGCGCGCTGGCGCACGTCCGCCATCGACACGCGCGCGCCGATGCGCACGAGCTTCTCCACCTGGTCGCTGTCCAGGGTGTCCGGCTGCGACACGCGCACGCGCGGAAACGCGCCGCCCGGCGGCTCGCCGTGGTTGAACAGCACGATGGGCCGCGCGACATCGCGGGTGAGCGTCGCGGACAGCTCCCCCGCGTCCGACGCCTGGATGTCGCCGCGCACCTCGTTGTGCTCTTGCGAGACCGCGTGGCCGCCGGAGATCGCGTCGGTGGTGGTGGTCTGACCCAGCACCAGCTTGGAGATCAGCTCGTCGACGTAGCGGCACAACCGCTCGTAGATGTCCGCCGAGCTGGACGCGCTGGTATCCTTGACGAACTCGATCTGCATGGACTCGGGGATCGCGGCGGCCGCGTCCGTCCCGATCCGGGACAGCGCGCGCATGAGCGTGCGGATCTCCTGGTCGGTCGCGCCCTGGTGGTACTTGCCCACGCGCAGCGGCTGGCCGTAGATCTCGGCGAAGGTCACCCAGTCCTTCACCGTGAAATTCTTGAACAGCCACCACCAGCTCACGGGGCGCGCCAGCCCGCCGCGCAGCGGGATGCCGGACTTGGCCGAGACCCGGTGGACGATGAACTTGCCGAACGGCAGCGGCTGGAGCCGGCCGGCCTCGTCGCGCAACCGCAGCGTGCGCAGGTCCGTCGGGTCGAAGCCGAACCACCGCGGGTCGCGCCAGGCCAGCCGGCGCGGCGTCCATTCCCGGCTGTCCAGGTCCCAGACGATCTCGGTGGCGGAATAGCCCTTGCCGATGGCGTCCAGGATGTCGTGAAGCTCGCTTTCGAGGGTGTCCCGTTCCAGGACCGCGCGCACCAGGTCGGCGTCGCGCTCGGCGCGCCGGTCCGTGCCGCCGGGCTCCACGGTGATCCGGAGCTGGGCGACCTGGCGTTTGCGCGTGCCCAGGGTTGTCAGGTACTGGGGCTCCTTTTCCTCGATCTGTTCCGCCAGCTCCAGGAAGCGGATGGGATCGCCGCCGTCGGCCTCGCGCAGGAGCATGGCCAGGCCCTGCGGGTCCAGGCCCTCGGCCGGATGGCCGGTGACCACCTGGCGCACGCCGGTGGTGGTGGGCGCGGCGATCTCCCGGCCGAGCTCGGCGCGCTTGGGGCGCAGCGGCTGGCCGTCGGGGCCCAGGATGGCGGACGGCGGGATCTCGGGCATGGCGCGCTCCCTACCAGGCGCCGGCGGCGCCGCCGGCGTCGAGGTCGTCGCTGTGATCGGGCCGGTCGGTCAGGCGCGCCCGCTCGCCGGCGCGCCCCTCGTCCAGCGGCCGCGCCGCCGGCGCGGGGTGGTAGCCGTAATCCGCGGCCCCCGCCAGGCTCGCGGCGTGGAAGAGCATCAGGGCGATGGCGGCGTCGCCGTGGCGTTGCCCGCCGCCGGATCGCGACGGCTGGCGGACCTCGCGCGGCAGCTTGGTCACGCCGTTGATGACGCGGAGCTGATGCAGATCGTTCCGCACGTCGAGGTCGGCGGGCACCGCGATCGTCCGGTCGGCGAAGGCGTCGGCGAACGGCGCGCCGTTCTCCCGGTACCACGCGTCGCTCGCCGTGATCTCCCGGACCCGGGCGGCGCCCAGCTCCTGGCGCATTTCCTGGGCGAGCGGCATGCCGTTGCCGTTGGCGTCCAGGTACGCTTGGCGCAAACGCACCCGGTGCGCGATATAGGCGAACACCTGGCGCTGCTGGGCGTAGGGGCACCGGTCGAGCTCGACCACCAGCGGCACGTGGCGCGTGAGATCCTGGCCCGTGTAGCCCACCGCGATCACCGTGCGGTCGTTGCGCATGCCGAAGTCCTCGCCGATGTCCACCGGCTTGTTCGGCAGCGCCTCCAGCGCCGGCAGCACGGCCGTGTCCAGCCACCGGCGAATCTCGCGCTCGCGGCGCGCGCGCGGCCAGTCGACGAAGCCCTCCGCCGGCGGCGCCCAGCGTCGGACGGCGTGATCCCGCCGGGCGCACGCGTCGATCCAGGCCAGCGCGATCGCCGTGCCCTCGCCCTCGCGCGGGACGGCGTCGAGTTCCTCGCGCTCCGCCTCCACGCGGTGGCCGTAGGCCTTGCGGATCTGGTGGTACCACGCGCGCTTGCCCTCGACCGTGGCCGTCCAGCCGCGCAGCCGGCACACCCGCTCGTAGAGCCCGTTCTCGACCGCGTCGTCGAACGTGATCCGGTGGAGGGAATAGGGATAGGTGCCCGCGCGGATCTCCTTGAGCAGCTCGTTGAACGGGTTTTGAACGCCGTTGTGGGTGCTGATGATGCGGATCTGCCCGCCCCAGATCAGCAGCGCGTTGGCGGCCTCGATCACGCCGCGCGGATCCGCGTGGAACGCCGCCTCGTCGATCACCACGCGCCCCTGGAGCCCGCGGATGTTCGCCGGCCGCGACGACAGCCCGGCGACCTGATAGCCGGAGGCGAAGCGCACCCGGTAGGCGGTGATGTACTTGGAGCTCCCGTCGTCGCGTGTGTCCTCGAACAGGAATTCCTCGGCGCTGTCGGCGAGCTCGGCGGCGACGTGCGCGGCGAAGCGGGCGACCACGGCGATGAACTCGCGGCCCTTGTCCTGGGTGTCGCCGATGTAGAAGACATTGTCGCCGCCGTCTTCGGGCTTGGTGGCGGCGAGCAGCGTGGCGTCCAGCGCCTCGGCGAAGGTGATGCCGGTCCGCCGGCCTTTCTCGGCCGCCTTGAGGTTCGCCTGATCGGCCACCCACGCG